CTAGATTATTAACTGACATATTAGTGCCGTAATCATTAGCGCCAGTATACTCGCCACCAGCGTAGTCGTGACTGTGAGCGGGAAGTTCAGCAGTTGTTAATGTATGAGCAGCAGTTTTAGCACCACCAGTTTCACCAATAGCGTTAAATTCAGATTGCGATGAATCAAGTCCAGTTAATACACGACCAGCACCAAATGATGCCCAAGTGCCAAAGCCAAGCAATGAAGCTGGATTAGCACTATTAGAAGCGTTCATATAGATAGAGCCAATTGGATAAGCATCAGCAACACTTGATAATGCTGTTTGTCCAGTTAATAGATTTAATTCAGCAGTTGATGCAGTAACACCATCAAGTTTATTTAATTCTTCATCGGTAGCAGTTACGTTTGAATTAACATTTGGAAAGAATGAAGCCAACATTAAACCAAGATTAGCACTATCTAAAGCACCAACTTCATACCAAGCATTATTAGCACCGTTTCTAATCTTTAATTTGTTAGCCGTAGTATCAGCCCATATTTGGTAAGCAAACATTGTAGATGGTTCGCTTGTGCCAGAATTAGCCGAAACTATTGCTTGAAGTGTAGCGTTTAAATCTGCTCTAACCCCAGCACCCGTTGCGTTATCAATTGTGTAATCTTGTTGTGACATTTATTCTCCTAAACTGCCTTACCGTAACCAGTAGCCATATAATTTATACTTCTTTCAACAGAGTTATTTCCATTAAAAAATTCAATACTAAACCCCGTTGATGTTTCATTAGCTAACGAATACCAATCATTGCCATCTACATTTTGAGCAGTAATACCAAGACTTGGCACATCTTTAAAAGCGTTAGCATAAGTGATTGTTGATCCACCGACTGGAACGGTTAGACTTTGCGCTCTTTCGTTTCTATCTGGCATATCTACTGTCACCTCTAAAGTTGAAACGTCTATGTTTCTTGATGAATCTGTTGAGTTAAATATCACTCGAAACTCATACGCTCTGGCGTGATAATCACCAACAACTAAAGGATTCCAAGTTGTCCACGTTGGAGATGCTGCTGGGTTGTCTGCTGTTGTTCTGATTTGTAGCTGTGCTGATACCGCATCTGAGGGTTCACCATCAAAGTTTGCCCACGTATCAATATTGTCTGCTCTATTGTCTACAACATCACTTACAACATAACCAGAAGCCACAATATTAGCTGATACACGGCTTGTATATACATCACCAAGATCTAAGTCATTAGCAAAGTAATATTCACCATAAGCATCAACAACCGCTGATTGTGCCACTTCTGTTTCAAGTGTTTCACCAGCTTCGGTTAATAATTGGAAGCCATCTTCTAAAATAATAGGATTTGGTGCGCCATCTAAACGCAACACCGAACCAGATGTAGTTGTATCTTCTTTCTGGCCAGTAAAGGTTGGGTGTTCGGTCAATGTTGAAACAACATTAAACGACATAATATTCGGAACGGTTGTAAATGCTTGAATATCATCAGTTGAGAAGTTTCCAGCACTATCAACAGCCTTAGCCATATAAGTACCCGCTAACAATGGCAACACAACATTTGTTGCTGTACCCGCTAACGCTTCACCAATATCTGTACCATGCGCCCAAGTAACACCCGATATCATTGGTGTATGTCTGATTCTAATATAGCCACCGTGTAGTACATCTAAGTCGGTCACTCTATCCCACTGAAGATGACACGAGCCATCAATCGCTCTAACACTAAAATTAGTTATCGCAGATGGTGGGGTTGTTAATCCAGCTAATACAATCTTAGATGTTTCTGTCCAATTAGAACGGACACCCATTGTATTGATCGCCCTAACTCTAAAGTAATATTCACCAGCTTTAAGATTGCCAACTTGTGCCGTTAATCGCTTGGTTGATGTTACAAACTCCCAGTCGGCTGTACCGTTTTTATATTCAACATCATAGCTAACAATAAAAGCATCTGTTGGCTGACCCCAGGAAAGATTTGCTCTAACTTGTGCGCCTTGAGATGTGTTTGTTACATATAATTCCTCAGTTGCTGATAAACCGTTTGGCTGTCCAATTTGACTAGCATCTGGTAAATTAGTATTTGGTGCACCATCTGACACTTGAATAGTGCCAAAGTCATAAGCATTAGCATCATATTCAACGGCAAGTATTCTGACTTCGTCGTTATTTTGTAAGGTAATTCGCAACACTCTAAAAAGTTTTCCAGATCCCGAATTAAGAGATGCCCAACCTGGCGTGGCGTGAGATATATATACAACATCACCAACCTCGGTTTTTAATCCCTCAATTGTAGCGGTAAACTCACAAGCTATTTGCTGCCTTGATTGGTTTAAATTAATCGTGGTAATCATTTTGGCACGGTCAATATCAGAGGTAAACGGCAGATCGATGGTTTTTTCAAGTAGTAAGCCGTTATCTTGTGATCTTAATACTGTTGAATCAACGACCGCAATATCTGGTTGCCATTGTCTATCCGGATTAAAAAAGTTGGCGCGCATGCGGTTAAACTGATTATTTTTATTCCCTAATGAAATTGACCACGCACCGATTATATTATCTTCACTAAAAGTAAATCCGGCCGTTTCCGGCTTATCGATCACCAGCTTGTATTTACCGCCAGAAAAAATCAAAAAACCTCGGCAAGCGGTGAGTAGCTTCTTTAAAATATCCATTGATCCTTGTGAAGCATCTACCACACCATTGCAGGTATAGCGTTTTTTACTCACACCGCCAATGGTCACATTCTCATCGCAATAGTTTGCAGCAGCATTAAAAGTTGCATCATTTATTAGAGATGTTTCAATTCCACGGCCATACCTGGTGTTTGTTAAATAATCTCTAATACATAGCGCTGGATTATCGCTCCAAGCTGTTGCAGAAACTCGAGGATCATAAACCTTTACGCCTTTAATATCGACGGTAATAGTTGGCAAGCCAGATGCGTAAGCATCTTGATCATATTCAAATTTTAAATATAAATAGGCTGTGCCTTTGAGTTGATGATTTGAAGTCCACCCGCTAACTGCGCTAACTAAATTTGAATCTGCCGCTTGCGTGTCTGATCCGTTATGAGTGTAAACATTAAGCGCATCATCAAAACGGGAATCGGTTGATAAAACATCGTTTAAATAGATATTTTCAAATGAACCAATCTCGCCCTCAGAAATAGCGAGAACCATGTGTAGAAATTCGTTATTATCGCCGGTGATCTCCATTAAAACACGCGTACCACCAACCTTGCGTTGACCATATACCACAAGGATTGGCGCATCATTGGCTGACTTGTTTATTAAAATACCAGAAGCTGTATCTGCAAACTGCTGCGCATCGGCTTTATCAAGTCCAAAGGCTGATCCGGCAACGGCAGAAACCCCATAAGCAACTACTACCGCTGTTGCCGCATAAGCTAAAGAAGTCACCGTATAACCCATCACCGTTCCAGCAACGTATGAGCCGGCAACGCTTGAGCCAATGGCGATTGCTGTCACTGCCACCGCATTACCTCCGTCATATTGGGAATGTTGTTAATGGTGACTAATTCTACGCCGTTTTCTTCGGTAACAACGGCCACTTTAGATCCAATGCAAATCGCTACTGATCGCCATTTTTTCTCATGTGCCAATTTTTGTTCCATGACGATAATGTCACCGGTTTGCATAAATTGATAATCCACACTTTTAAAACTGTACTTTTTCAAATGATCGCAAATATCGCCGTGTTTTCTTGCGTACTTCCAGGCAGATTTTTGATCGTGCCATAAGCCGGTCATTTCCTCTCGGCGATTATCGCCGGTCATAATATCCATCGCTCCAAGTACAAATAGTGGACAGTCGTGCTTACCAAATTCAAACGGCTTGCCAATCTCACCTTGCACATAATCGTGTAGTTTGATTTCTGTTTCCGGTGTCATGATGGCCTACCCCAAATCACATCCTTAACAATCTCTGATGCAAACTCAAAACCTTTGTCACCAGGAAAATGCACCTGAGTTTCCTCATGATTGGTATGCCTGCCGGTTTTACGGCTAAAATCCACCCAAGCATTGGTGGCCGAGATTGATACTGTTGATTGCCCACTGTCCGGATCTTCATTAATCGTTGGTGAGTCCATACGACCCTCAAAAATTAATATTGGATCTACTATTAATGTTTGAGCATCGTTTAAAAAAGCGGTATAAATTTTTACCGTGCGGTCAATATAGGCTTGATTTAAAACGCGCGACACCCATACTTGATCCACGCCGCCGAGTGATAATGTCACACTTGACACCATCACCTCGGCAGCTTCTTCAATATCTGAAAACCCCATTAAATGACCAACGGCGATATAAGTGTTTGAGTTGTAAACAATATCTTTATAGGCATCTGTCATATAAAGGATTTCATCGTCAAAATGCACCGATACAAAATGCACCGGGTGATTTTGAAGTTTTGCAACCTCGGTTTGAAAAGCTACCGTTGAAGATCTATCCACTAAACCGCCTCAACTAATGATATTTGATAAGACACAAAGCCGGCTGTTGATACGCCCATCTCTTGTATGTCTGCATCAAACGCCATAGTGAATGGCACATTATTATAAGTGATTGCCTCATTATCGGCCACCGCACTCATTAATGGAGGCTCAATTGCCAGTGTTGTTGTGGCATCTGATGTTAGCGTGTAGACTTTATCGTGACTGGCAAATTTAATAAAATCACCAGCTTTTAATGTACCCGTTAAACCATCACAAGCAATAGATGAATCGCCAGCACTATCGCCACCATTTACAAGTAATGTGCCGGTAGCGGTGCCGGATGTGTCTTTATAAATAGGCGGTTGGTAGGTAAATATGCCATATTGACCTCGTTGTTGCTGAGCAAACGCCCAGATCGGTGCAAATTCTGCACGCGATAATGGCGCATAAGTGGCTGAAATAGTCCACCTTTGGCCGCCGCGCGATCGTGCCTGGCGTTTAAGACTATGCGTTAAACTTACCAATGTTGGTGTAATACTGGTGATCTTTATACTATCTGCCACTGGTGTTGTTGGAAACGATCCACTCATATTGCCACCGCCTTACCATTACGATTAAACGCTTGTCTAATCACACCCACAATCGTTGGTGCATTCTCAGCGATCACGGTTGCTGCTGTTCTCGGATCAAGCGCATTGATCTGTGGTGCGTAAGTCACATTAATAGTTTGACCGCCGCCCAATTGATTGTTTGGTACGATCGTGCCTGCTGTATCTGGCACAAATAACTCTGCACCACGTTCACCCACTAATGATGGCCTGCCTTTTGGCGGTCTGCCGCCTTTGGCAAAACTTCCGCCTGCAAAACTTGCTGTTGGAGATACGTTCATGCCTGCGGCTTGTAGTGCAGAAGTGCTAACACCACCACCAAACAAACCACCAAGTCC